TAACACACTTATGGGGGAGTGGTTTTTGGGGAACGCTTTAAACTCTTCTTTATTATTATCTCACAATTTAACCTAAATGTCTTTCCATTTAAAAATCAAAGTAAAACTTTTCAAATATACAGAAGTATAACTATGTGAAACATCCTTTCATTAATCCATAAAAGAATACATAAAAAAGCCACTCATTTGAGTGGCAATGGAGAAAAGCTTTAGCTTGTATAATACTCTTCAAAAAATTCTAACACACAACGATTCAAATGGCTACGTTAATGTACCCTGTAGGACTCGAACCTACGACCGGACGGTTATGTCCCCCCTCAACGAGGGGCTATTTTTATTTATAGCGTCAAATAGATATCAGAAATCCGCATATCATTCACTGCGCCATCATCTTCCTTGATCATTGTAATGATTCATTATATCCTTAAAACTTTTTTGGATGAACTAATATTGGAATATATTCAAATTTATAGTATTTTAGATATAGAAAGATATAGAAAATCTATGCGTCAAATTTATTCATAGAAAATATTGAGGTGAACTTTGTTGGCAAAAGAAAATTTAGAGTTAGAAGATATTCATCAAAAGAGTAAAGTTATTGCAAATGAAGTTATGGTTACTGCGTCCAAGGCAGCTGTACCTTTAAGTTCTAATGACAAAGCAGACATAGAAAAAGTATTTTCAGAAAAAGCTATTGCATTAAGTGAACGAGCTGATCGTATTCTAGAAGATCAACCTTCTCTTAATGAAAAAGAATTAGCTATAAAATTAATTAAAGAAGATTTAAAAAATGCTTCTATGTTTTCTCCTATGAAACGTATATTAAAAAAAGCAATTAAAAATTTGGAGGAAAAATAATGATTTCCAATTTAAAACAAATCTTACCTTTACTAAAAAAAATTATTATCTTTATCCATGGACATCATGAAGAACTAGAGAAATATGCAAGTTATACTGCTGAGATATACGCCGCCGTCGCAAAAGCTGCCAAGCAACGGCAAAAAAACAAACAAAATTAGCTATGTACTGCCCCTCATCGAGGGGCTTTTTTTATCGTTGTGGGATATTCAAATACCAACGCTTATCATGGAAGTCTTGCGCACCGCCTTTAGTGTTTCCTTCTGGATCATTCGTTGCTCGCATCATGACATAGACTTTCTTATTAGGGAAGTTGCGCATGTTAAAAGATACATGATAGCCAACATTTCCTAAAGTATTATAAGCTTGATTTACGTCTGGTCTATAAATTCCATCAGCTCTTACTCGAGCTAATTCTTTTCCAGTATTGTAATCCATAATGAAAATATACTCGTATTCATAGTTAGCAATGTGCCATCCAGCCACATGCAAGTTTGCGTTTTCGATTTCTCCGAACTGATCAATGTGGGCGTAATTTGTTCCATCTGTAAGTGTAGGATTTGTAGCACCTGCTCGAGTTGGATCAATGACTGGTTTATCATCTGAAGTTGTCGGATTTTCATCGGTAAATCCATGAGCCAAATCATAGGCTAATTTTTCTTTACTTACGCCCATTTCAGAAAGATAACCATAAGGATCTGTATGATCGCCCCAGATGTTTTGTGTTACCCATAAATGTGATTTGATTCCTGGTTGGTTATAAGGAGTGTCCAACGTTAATGGAATACCATATTTCATTGCTGAATCTCTAGCCAATTCAACGTATGCCTTGTAGTTTTTCTCAAACGTTGCTTTATCATGTGTGTGTTGTAACTCAATCTGCACAGGACTGTTGGCATTAGCATACGAACCAGCACCGTACTGTACATAACCAGGTTGACCGACTTGATAAACAATTCCGTCGTCTCCCACAATATAAGCAATATAAGCACTAGTCCATGAACGTTGCATATACTGCGCTTCATTGCGTCCTGTTGCTGTTTCATTAGCCGTTTCATGCAGTAAAATGTACTGATTATTTGCTACTTGAGAGCTACCTTCATTTACACCTAAATTAAATTCATTGTTAATCGTATAGGCAAACCCATTAATTGGCAATAAAAAAAGAGCCGTTAACAGGCTCATCACAGTAATAGTAATTTTCTTTTTCATTTGTTTCCTCCTATTTTTTCAAATTATAAGCCGACACGCCAGTGATAACGCCTAAAAATGTTGCTACTGCATTGATAGTGAGTACTGTCATATCTGTTCCATTCCATCCATATGCTTTTCCTAACGTGGCTACTAAAACAGATGCAGCTGGTAAAACTGTTAAAACCGTCCATTTAATGACTTGATAATACTTATCGGGTAAAATCATTTCTTCTCACCTCCTTTACAATTTAGTCAAGAAATAGCCAATGATCGTAATGCCTAAACCGATCATGTAACCCCACGACCATTTATTATTGGCTTTCATTTCTTTGATATCTTCCGCATTATTAAGCGCAATAGAATATGCCTGATCCGCTCTATCTTTTGCACTTTCCGCTTTTTCGCGTAATGATTCGTAATTATCCAACTTCGTTTCAATACGCACTAAACGTTCTACCACGTCTTGTATTGCTTCATCTTTCAACCAACTAGCCTCCTTTCATTGCAAAATAAAAAACACCCTCTATTGAGCGTGTTGGTAGCAAAGTTAATCTATTTTATAAATACATTGACCTGCGGCCCAGGTAGTTCTTGAAGACCAGCCTAAGCCAATAGTAATTGTACCTTCAGTTACACCCGTAGAATGTTTCCATCCCTGCATATCAAAAGTAGCTAGTGATACACCGCTAGACGTCCGTATCATACATTGATTATATTGTTTTTCATGAGGGATAGCCCAATCAGGTAGTTTGGCAATTTCTGTTAATTGATTATTATTTGCTCCATCTTTTACATTGAAGCTTAGAAAAACATATCCTCCTTCTAACTCTGCTGCAAACTGTGGGACTTGGCCATTATCATTAGTAGGTGTAAAACCGTTAAGCAAACTTAATTCGGCATATTTTAAATAACCAGATGGACTATTCGTAGTGATATAATCTATTCCTAAGTCTTTCATCTTTTCAAATGAATTATATCCAACAGTCCACGCGCCAATTTTCAAGCGATTAGCATGTAGCAAGTTTACATTATCTTTAGTTAGAGACGCATTATTTTCATTTATATCTAAACCGCAAGGTAAACCAAGCGTTTTTAATTTTGTAATAACATCTGTATTAATTGTACCTTGATATACCCACTGTAATTCGTTAAAAGGAAATATCTCTCGCATTAAAACTAACATATCGTAGTTAAAACTGATAAATATAGTTTTTTCAGTCATCCCAATTCCATCAGAAATAGTTTTAATTAATTGAAGTTGTTCTTTTGTATATCCGCCAGTAGCTTTTATTTCAACAACTGGTATTCTATTGTTTTTTTTACATATCAATAAAAACTCTTCTAAATTAGGTGGAATTTTTTCATCATCAGTTAGCTTATCAACATTAGCACCTGTATCAATTCTTAAGGCTCTAAATTGATCATAGGTCATATCTGATATTTTTCCTGTACCATTAGTTGTTCTATCTACTGTTTCGTCATGCATAACTACCCAACGATTATCACTTGTTAACTGAATATCTGTTTCTATCGCTTGGTGCCTATAAACATTTTCGAAAGCTACAATACTATTTTCTGGTGCGGTTGAATTGTTTCCTCTATGTGCAATCCAAGTTAAGCCATGTGTACTTTTATTCTGCGTGAATAAATTTTTGTTTTGTAGTGTAGATATAGCTGTAGTGTTAGTGGAGATATTCGTTGTATTAGTAGCAATATTATTTTTATTATTAGCTATTTGTTTATTTAAATCTGCTGATATATCTGAAAGGTTTTTGTTAACAATAGCTACTCTATCATCTGTATACTTGTTTGCTTTACCAGTAATTTCAGAAATTTTAACATCTGTAGCAAGATTGTCTTCGACATATTCTGGTGCTAGATCCCATACATAATCTTTTGGGTTGTTTGAGTCTCGCATACCGATTCCTCGGTATTTATATTGCTCAATATTCGGGGTTCGGGTGTCGCCTTTTTCAATCTTAAGCCATTCAATTTGGCATGCACCAACTGTTGATTGGGGATACTGAATAATAGTTAACCGCTTGGGGTAGTTAGCACCAACTTTCTGAGGTGTAAATGTTAGAGACCATATGTCTGCCAACCCTTCTATCGGCGCTAAGTTACCATATCTATAATCTCCACCACCCTCGTTGTAAACAATGAACGTCTGGATAGATGGTTTGGTTGCCTTTATGGTAATCGTATAGGTTTGACCTACTATAAAAGCTTCTTCCATGTCAGTTTGGTATAAATTATAAGCGCTAGATTTAATTGGAAACGCAATAGACTTATTAGCAATGTTCTCACCCAAAGCCACCTTACTCAAATAATATGGATCATCCAATAAGTTAGGTTGATATGCTGTAGCTGTCGAACCAGCTTCAAGTTTAATATCGTACCCTACATAATATTTACCTACAGCATCTGCTGGAAAATACCATTGTAAAAATGGTGCGAAATCTCCATCAAACATGTCACTAGGTACAGTAAAGGTTTTACTTACACGTGTAAATTTACCACGAGCGTCATTTGTTGGGTATAACGTCACTGGTCTACCTGTCTCTGGTTGCGGTAGATTTCTATATACTGAATAGTACATTGGGCATTTTGCTATATTCATTTCGTCACTAATCATGATATTGGCACTAATTGTATATGTTTTTCCTTTTTGCAAACGTGTAATAAGTGGTAGAAACACACTTCTAGCAATACCAGCTGCGGATGGGTCACCCATATCAACTTCAAAATAAGTTCCATGATCTTTAACATATGATGGCAGGCTTTGAATATCACTATTTGATCTACTTAATTTAGAGTAATCTAGTATTGGTAATAGGTTAGGATTCCCACTATAATCATAGTTACCGAAGTCGATGCTGTTACTGTACATCACTTGCAAGTTACCTAATTTAGAAATTTCTTCTTTCAGAGCATCTAACTTGTCTTGTAGCGTTTTAGCTTGACCAGTTAAATCAGTAATCTGTTTATTTAAGCTATCCACTCTACCTTTAATTTCAGCCATAAAAGCATCAAAAGTTTCGTTATACTTTCGAATCAATTCTTCTAATTGCGAAACATATTCATCGGCTTGGCCTTGCGAAATGTCAGACACTCCTAGTGAGAAAAAAATGATGTCTTGCGTTGTTAAAATTTGATTACCTTTTCTATATTCTACGTAGCAGTGTTTATAATATCCTGCTTCACTCATAAATGTGCCATCAAGAGAAAATGTGACTTCTTCACTAGTTACGCTAGTTGCAACACTATCTACGTAACGGTTAGATGGTGTTGTTCCTTTTAAAGTAAATGTTCCGCCACTCGTATCCATCTTCAAGCCATTTAGAAACGGTTTAACAGTCACCGTAATCCCTTTATCACCTTGACGAGCCATAATAGCTTTGGTGTAGTTTAATTCTTTGCTGAAATCTAAAGCCAAATTATATAAACTGCTAGCCATTTATATACCTCCTTGTCTTCGTTTTAAAAACGTTTTTGGTCAAGCACTGTGCTATCATATGCTGTATCCTCTTTTAATCTAATATCTTCATACCCTAGACGGTGTGCCACTAAATTCCATCTAACTAATACGTTTGGCTTACTAGTTTCAATGATGAAATGGTCAATATCTTCGTGAGTAACTGCGCACAAAACTAGCTCTGTAGGTGTCACATGTGTCATATACCGACTTAGATTTACTGTCTCAGCAAACATGGGGTCAATATCAACACGAACTTTACCATTATCACCTGTAACGGCTTCCCCATAATCAGCGAAATAATATTCTGGAGTTTCATAAGCGTTTAATAGTCGTTGTCCATAATGTTCTGTTGGTACGGTTGAGTTTTTAGTACCTCTAACAGTAAAATCTTTATATACTTGTACCGTTGATTGTTCAAACCTAGCAAGTTTCCCATCTTCCCATGAACCAAAAAAACAACCTGGTAACGTTAGCATACCGTCACTAGTAAATTTCATAGTCCTACCAGCTACTTTAAATTCCCATGAATTACCTGCACTACCATCAATACCTAAAGAATTACCGTCACCATCATTTATATAACTAGCATTACTGTATCTGAAATTTGGCGCACCAAAAGATAAAAACGGTCTGTTATTACCATTATCCCACGTACTAAAAACCAAGTTACCCTGTGGATTTCTAATCATGAAACCACCACCAGTTTTCATGGTGTATGATACAATACCGGCATCAGCACTTACATAATCACGTGCTTCTAGCTCCATAATATCTTTGTTAACTTTTTTTGAGTACCAAGTCATTTTGCCATTAGCAATACTTGTTCTATAATCAGCACCATCACTAATTAATGTAGTACCTCTAATAGTAATCCCTACTATCTCACCAGCTGTAATAAACGAGGCATTGAATCCGCCATCTAACGTCCATGCCGTTTCATATGTTCCATTAATACCAGTTTTAGAGAAACCAATACCAGCGTTGTTGATTTGTAAAACATTCCGTGCAGTATTCTTATCTGGCGTGTCCATAATTAAAATACGACTAGGTGCTTCTTTAGGATCTAATAAAACATAGCCACCATCTTGACCAGTAATCATATCAGTTTGATGATCTACAATATCATTGATTAAATCACTGATTTCGCCACCATTTTTCAATTGATCAATGGCATCATTAATCAAATTGCTGACATTATTCTCTGTGTTTTCTAAGAAGTTTGTTTTGACGTTTCCTACAACTAATTTATCGTATGAATTGGTTAGAACATTAAACGTATATTCCACAATTCTCGCTGACATATTCACTTTTAACTGTGGATGATACACATCTACTCCGTCGCCCATCGAAACTTTTTCTAAATCAACAAATTTTTCATAGCCTCTCTGATGCCTTAATGGTACTAATTCAATCGAACCACTCACTTGTGGTTTTTGTTTATCTATGTTTGTTTTCAACCAGTCTTTAGCAGCTTCCCTTAATGAGGCTACATCAGTCGCTTTGTCTTTAAAATCAACAAAAGAAACATATCCAGCAGGATAATCATCCACGTAATCCGTGAAAATAACTTCTTCTGGTAGAGTGATCTCGTCTTCTCCTTCTGAAGAACTGCTAATGAATGGATAAACTCCAACTAAAACGCTTTGAGCATCTATCTCTAAGTCAAGACCAGTTAAGTTTTTAGTATAAATCGCTTTGATTTTATGATCCGTACCTAGCCTTTTTTCATGACGTAATGTGTTATTATCTTTAAGAAATTCCCCATGAAATCGATCTAGAATAGACCCCTCTTTTCCACCAAAGAATTCTAAAAAATTCGCTTTTTCTATCTTCACATTAGCAAGCGTATCTACTAACGATGAGAAAGAAAACTGCGAAGGGATAGCTGGTTTCGCTAAAGTTTTTGCGTTTTGCCATGCCTGAGTAGCAGTGATCTTTTCTGTTCCGCTGTCATATTTATTCAACACCGATTTTCTTATATCATTGAAAATAGGTTCAGCTTTTACTTCTATCGTATTTCCTATTACGGAAGTCTTTGCATAATAAATCCGTAGACGCTGTTTTGCTCGATTTTCATCTACATAGCACTGAATAATACGCCCCTCTATAATCAAGTCTGCATTAGTTCCGCTTATTGGATAAGTACCCTGAAATATCTCGGCTCCGTTTAATTTATTGCTAACAGTAGCTGTTAACCAGTCTGATAAAGCACCTAAACCTTGCGTATCATATAAATGTTCAGTTAAATTATTCGCGTCATTTTTATCGTAAATAGTTATTAAATTATCGATCATCTATTTCACCTACCTTAATCCATTACGATAAATTTGTATTTTGCTCAAACCAGTGCAATTAAAATGATTAATATCCACTTGCAATGTCGGATATTGCATGGTCTTCATTTTGTTGGACCGATCTAAAATATCTCCGTCCGATTGCTCTTCGTAGCAAAGCATCAAATCACTATCAATGACTATGTCAGTTCCCACTACTAAGCCTTCAAAACTAAACACATAATCATTTAAGATGAATTGGCATGAAGTAGCTGAAGGAGTGATGATAATCTTTGGAAAACTTTCTTCTAAACTATTATTCAGCAAGTTAAATGACTGTGGTTTATCTACGGTTATAGGTACGTCTTCTTGGACTCTTGCGAATGGTTTCGCAGTAATGTTTACATCGAACTCTCCCCATTCAACGATATCGTTTTCTGCATCCCCAATATCGATAGTCTGGATAACGTAATAGACGTTGGGATCATCAGAGAATTCTAATTTTTTTGCATAGTTTAACCAATGACGCATGATATAGAACGATTGCTTGAACGCTTGATGGTCTTCCACATCCTCTAAATAGTTATAGTGCAATGTAAACGACATATCTTCAAACGAGTAATCTTGTACTAAGCCACCTAACCTACCTAAAACAGAAGTTTCAACTCTCTGTCTTTTTGGAGAAGGTATGGTTGGTCTTTCAGCTAAAGCCAATTTATGCAAATAATCAGGAAATCCATCGATTATAGAATGTATACAATCAGTCATTTTTTCACATCCTTTTTAATACTAAAAAAACAGGAGAAATACTCTCCTGTTTAACGCCATGCCGAAGCATTATCATTTTGAACTTTTGTAATGCTATCAATGATTTGTTGAGTTGTTTGCTTCATAGTAACTTCATCTGCGTTACCATCAATTGTGAAATTGAATTCGTAATTGTTCACAGGTTGAATCGTTTGTGCCCTAGATGAAACTGATGTGCTACTCAAGATACGATCACCAATTTCTTGCAAAACAGATCTTTTCAAAGGTAAAACTGCTTCAGGTCCTGCTTCACCGACACCGTTCATTCCACCTAGTAAAGTTGGTTTAGTAAAGATACCTCCTTTAGCATGCCATTTTACACGCAAATGGGGGATTTGACCTTTTAGCGGGTTAAAGCTGCCTTCCATGATAAATTCCGGTAACGGAATATGTGGTATAGAAATATTCAAATTATCAAAAATGCCACTGATTTTGTCTCTAATCCAATCAATTGGAGCGCTAACAGTCTTTTTGATGCCTTCCCATATGTTAGCAATTGTACTTTTAACATTATTGAATATGTCGGAAACAATACCTGTTAGATTGGACCAACCGCTTGAAATTGCATTTTTTCCATCGTTTACTTTAGAGCTAATAGTGCTTGTAATTCCATTCCAAAGATTCAAAGCAGTGTTTTTGATACCGTTCCAAATTCCGCTGATCCACGAAGATATACTATTCCAAACACTTTGAATGGCACTTTTAGCTGCGTTTATAGCATTGCTTATACTACTAGTCACACTATTCCAGATATTTGATGCTGTAGAGCTGATTGAATTCCAAATTCCACCTAACCAACTAGATACAGTTGACCAAATATTTTGAATTACTGTAGCAGCTGCTTGTACCAAGCTAGTGATTGTATTCTTGATACTGTTCCAAATACTAGAAGCTGTTGCACTAATTGAATTCCAAATATTTGAAGCCGTAGTACTAATAGCTGTCCATATACCATTCCACCATGCCACTACTGGATCAAATATAGTATGGAATGTAGTTACAATCCCATTCCAAGCGATACTTATCCATTGTGTCATAGTATCCCAAGTATTTTTAAGGAAATCAGAAATAGGTGTCCAAACAGCTTGCCAAGCTGCGCCTAATAACTGTCCAGCTACATCAAAAATACCCACGATAATATTAATACCGGCTTGAATCAATGACGTTATTAATGTCCATGGTATTTGAACAATTCCTACAATGTCTGCCCAAATAATCGACCATACTTCTTTGACTCCGTTCCAAATATTTGAAACCCAATCAATGAATGTTTGCCAAGTCTCTTGGACTCCTTGCCAGATGTTGGAAGCTCCTTCAACTAATCCGCTCCATAACTCTCCAAACCAATCAGAAACGCCTTGCCAAATATCTTGAACCCAATCTACAAATCCAGACCAGGTTTCTTTAACCCCATCCCAAACTGATGAGGCTCCGTCTTTTATACTTTCCCAAGTATCACCCAACCAATCAGTAAATTTTTTCCATAAACCACTAAACCAGTCAGTAATTGCACCCCAGTTCTTAATTGCCACAATAACGCCTGCTATAACAGCTATAATTCCTCCAATTATAAGCATCATCGGACCAAATAAATATGACACGGCTAGTATTGCCGGTAACAGTATGCCAAATGCTGCTGTAAGACCACCTATAGCAACAATGAAATCCTGTACTGGTTGTGGAAGATTATTAAACGCATCAGCCATCTTTCCTAGAAAATCAATTACTGGTTCGAGTGCATCTATGATTGTGTTGCCTATAGGAGCTAATGAATCCTTTAATTCAGCTATTTTCCCGTTCAACTCTTGCAACGGAGTAGTAGAATCTTCATTCATTTTTTGTGCAGATCCACTAACATCATCAAATGTATGGTTAACATCAGTTAAAGATTGGACAACTTTCATCGCGTTATCTTCGCCAAGTGCAGACCAAATTGTAGAAGCTTTATTTAATTGGTCGTATTGACCATCCATATTGCTAAAATCTTGAATCATGGAATTAATAACGTCTTTTTGTGTTCCTCCGCCATTTTTCCACTCTTCAAAAGCTTTTCTAGTACTTTCACTAAACATATCCATGTTTTGCTCAAATCGACCATCTGTTAACGATATTCCCATTTCCTTAACTAAGTCATTGACTTTATCAAGGTTATAAGCACCCGCATCTAAACCATTTTGAAGCATTCCGAACGTTTCATCAGCTGAATATCCCATTTGACTCCATAATTGGCTATATTCTGCCATATTGTCGCCTAATTCGTGCGTTTTATCTAAACCGTTTTGAGTACCCGAAACCATTAAATCCATTGCATCTTGAGCGCTCAAGCCGAAATTGACCATTAAGCCATTTACACCACGTAACGTTTCATCCATATCAGCGCCCATGGTGTTTTCTAGGACCATAGCTTGTTCCGTGATATTTTGTAAATCTTGATTATTTAAATCGCCTAAATTACGCTTTACCAAAATCAATGCATCTGTGGACTGATCTAACGATTCTCCAAAACCTTTATAATAAATGTCTCTGGCTACATTCGTTAATTCTTCAGCCTCTTGTTTAGTCAAACCAAAATTAGCTTGTATTTTACTCTGGGAACTACCTACACTATTAGCAGAGTCCACTGCTTGTTTCCCTAATTCTGTAAGCTTATCGCCAATGTCGCTTAAAACGTCAGAAGCTTCCATTAGATTATTCATATCTATTTTGCTTCCGATATCGTCCAAGTTAGTTGTATCTACATTTTTAGCAGCTTGTCCTAACTCTTCAAATTCACGTTCAGCATCATTAAGCTTCGCCTCCATCTGCATTGCTTCTGTGGATGTAGCGCCAAACTCAGACTGTGTAGCTTCTAACTGTCGTCTCAGGATATCTATCGTTTTCTCTGCATTTTCAGATTGTTGAGAAACATATTCTTGGGCTTTCGCTAATTTCTCGGATTCAGAAGCTGATTGACCAGCAGTTGCTTGCCATTTTTTGTATTCGGATTCAATCAGAGAAGCACTAGCTTGAACATTTTTTTGTTCACTATCCAACTGTTGCATTGTAGACTCGTACGTCTGTATTTCGCCTTTTGCTTGAGCTAGTGCATTACTCGTTTTATCAATTTCGTTTGACAAACGTTGTTGCGCTGTTTGTTGGTTAATCAGTTCTCTTTCAAGTTTCTGAACTTCAGTGGAATTTTCTCCATAATATTTTTTGGCATTAGCTAAACGTTGGCTAGTTACTTCAACTTTTTGACTTTGTAATTCATACTGCTTTTCTAAAGAAGATAATTTACTTCCTAACTTGTCTGATTCAGAACCAGTCTGTTGTAATTGAGCTTGTTCTAGTTTTAATTCTGCTCTATTTTTAGTTAATTCAGCACTGATTTCTTTTAACGTAGATTTCAATCCGTCATCGTTAGCTATGAATGTTACTTCTGCTTCTGTTCTCTTTTTAGCCATTTTTTACCTCCTTTCTTTAGTTTTTCTGAGATTGGTTTATTGCATAGTTTTTCCATCCTTCATAAGCACTCTTGTTGTAAGCCATTTGCAAAATGTCATCTAAACAGATATCGCTTAAAACCAAATCTGAAGGCATAGAAAAAACGTCGGTCAACATCGAATAGACATCGACCCACGTTTCAACTAAGAGCTTTGGCATTTTTACTTTTGAAGCTTTTTTTCCTTATTTGCTTTTTCAAATTCTTTTTGATAAGCATCGCGTGCTTGTTTGAACATCATCAATTGATAAATATAGCTGGCAGTAGCCATATCAAAATCCCATTTATCGATAAATTCATCGAATGAAATATAATCAGTCATGTTCGCTTGGCGGTAAGCAATATACACAGCCTTTGCACCTTGAATAACAGAAATATCCATGGATCCTTTTCCCACAGTCATTTTTGCAAACTCGTCTGTGTTAAAATCTCTATTGATCATCAATAATTTCTTGATATTCAGTTTAGGTTCTAAATTCAAAATTGTTCCATCGTTTAGTTCAATTTTTGAGTAATCTTCGTTCATTTTGCTACCTCCGTTTTATATTTAAGCTCGTGTCGTTGTAGTAGTGGTTGTTGAACTCTTTTTAATCACATCAGCAGATAGATTCGTCATCCATTGATCTGTTAAGTCTTCTTCAAGTTCTGCAACAATTGCTTCATGATAAAATTTACCAAATTCATCTTGCATAACTTTTGTTTCTAGTTCTAACGCAGCTACTTCATCCGCACCATTTTCAATAGAGAATGTTAATCCTGTATTCGAAGTGCATGCTAACATACCAACTAACTTGCTATTTTCTTCGAAGTCATCCACGATCTCTGCAGCAAGTGAGAAATCTTCGCCTACGGAATCAGGACCGTAAGAGTAAATACCTGGTTTAATACGCTCATCTTGTCTCAATCCATTGAAACGTCGATAAACTTCCATTGGTACATGCGCAGTAATTGTTACCGTCATATTGATTGGTTTAGATTTTGATTTTACTTCTGTCGCTCCACATTTTTTAACCACCGTTTGCATTTCTGTTTCGCCATCTAATTGTCCGTTACAATCTGTTGCGATTGCATTTTCTGCGTTCTTAAAATTAAAAGCAATTCGTTTGATACTCACGTTATCGAACGTTGTTACTACAGTTGTTGTTTTAGCCATTGTTGTTCCTCCTATTTATTTAATTTATCGAATTGACGAATCAGAAGTTCTGTAATTGGATCAAGTGCAAGACCTAATCCTCTTCTCATGAATTCGTCTGGCTGATTTCTTTTAGAAGTACCTATCCCCAAATCAGGATATTTTAAATACTCAAATTTTCTTGTAGGTCTAATGATGAAACCTAAATTAATATATTGAGTCTTTAATGGACGACTATTTTTTGCGTGTTGGTGCCCTCTTCTTAAATCTGCTTCAGAAACAGGAATTTTTTCCGTAATCCTATCCACTGCAATATCTGAACCTTTTGATTTCAATGCTTCGTTAATCAGTCGTTCGCTCTCGCTTGAATAGCGTTCCATCCGTACAAGAAGTTCATCATGTCCATTTATTTTTAGCTCCCAACTATTTTTAGCCATGACAATCACTCTTCAATAATCGTCTAAACGTAAATACCAATTGATCGATATAGCGATCTTGGTTCTCTAGTTTTAAATGATTGGGATCCATTCTCTGAAAACGAATCGAACGATTTTGAATCAATGAAATAATATCTAGTGAATCTCCTGTTAAATCTTCTCTATTTTCTGAATAGAAAGTTAGATATAGATTTTGACCCACGCTATATTTTGGTTCAGTGATCATTTCTATTTCTCCTGCTTCAAGAATGAAGTAATTAAAATCATCAGGAAGCTCATCCTCGCCAACAGAGTCTTGAAAGAGTTTGAGCTTAAAATGTTCTTCTAAGGAAGTTTTGATAGCAGAAATTTGCTTATTTAAACGTTCTTTTTCTTTAGAATTATCAATCACCATATTCACCCACACTTTCAAGATAAAAATAGATATAAAAATTATCGTAATCGGCATAGATAACGTTGTAACGCATACTATCGATTACGATAAAATATTGATCTTTATTAAATTTCTTGGCGATTGGATGAAATGGAGTCTTTACTTTCTTAGTTAATTTCGATCCCATCGCATCCATAGCTGTTATATCGCTATCTCTCATGGAAAGATTTCTAAATTTTAAAGAAGTGATTTCTGTATCTTCTACACCAATCTTTTTTCCTAATTCATTTCTTTTGGTAGTTTGCGTCAAAATCTTTAACCAACCATCGTTGAACGTTTCTTCGAGTCTACGATTATTCGCCATTCCCATCACCTGCAATATATTCTTGTAACGCATAATGTTGAATGAAACCTAATAACTCACTAGCGAAATTTTGTTCAAACTCATCTAAAGCACGATTCCAGTCGTATCTACATCTTTCGATTAGCAATCCGTATTCTAAGCTTTCAGGAGAAAAAGAAAGAGTTGTACTCACTTTACTTTGAAGATAAACAGCATTTTTAGCTATCATCTTTTTAATTGACTCATCTTCTTCGTTCCAGGTAACGTAAATATTGTCCTTCACAGCTGTTAGCAATTCTTCAGTCACTTGTTCAGGCGTCATCTAACCACCGCCTTAATTGCTTTAGCATATGCGTAAGAGCATTTTTTCTTGTTTACAAATGATAAATCTTCATCAAAAGGCGTGGAAGTCACATATCTCCCTTTGAAAAATAAATCTTCGTCAGCTGTTGTTACTCCAGCATTGTGCAAGATTTTTACTTCTTTAACTTTTTCTATTGGATCAGTAGCAAAACAAAAGTCTAATTCTTCGTGAACTTTAGGACCAATATTAAAATACATCATGTTCCAAAGCTGTGCCCACATCTCGGCTGTCCAGATTTGTATATTTGTTTTTTGCCCTCTAAGGTAGCGATATAGCCGATTAGAATCTAGATAAACCTTTTTCCAATAATTCGCTTTAGGACGGTTAATAACCCACTGTGCGCCTCCTGAATTAGTGTTTATAGTTTCCAAAGATTCTACTGTAACATTTACAATGTTTGCCATATCTTTTAGAATATTTTCTCCGTTTTCACAGCTTCTAATATAATCAAGACTTAGATAACTACAGCAGTCGCTACAATACCAAACATCATCTTTAGAAGGCAATTTGCGCAAATTAATTCTTTTATTGAAAATGACATCCGAATCGATATAGAAATATCGGTCGTCCTCACGCGAATGATCTTCTTCTAAATATTTCCACCATAAATATGGTTTAATCGAAGGAATATACTCTTTGTCGTCCCGCAGATCATCGTACACATGAACTTCAACGCCATATTCCTTCTCAAAAAAAATAGGAATCTGATCATCGTGTCTGCTGAAAAGCAATACGATATCTTTGATTCCTAGTTTCTTCAGATTAGTTAAACAAACTTCAAGCTCCCATTTAAACCGATTGATTGCCGGCTGACAAAGAATATACTTCATTCTGATCACCTACGCTTGTGTTGTAGTTGTTGTGGTTGTTGGTTTTGTAGTTGTAGTAGTAGTTCCCAAAGCGCTAATATCTAATACAATGAAACTATCGTTACGTTTAGGTTGACCGTTTGCATATTGTTTAGCTAGATAAATGCGTTCGTCTTCAACAAAATGATATTCATCTGAAGCTTCAATTTTTAGTGTAGATCCTACACCCATGAAGTAATCTGAAGCTACCCCAATAACTGCTTTTCCTTCTGGCACAGCCGTTGACTGCAAGTCTGAAACTGGTACTGGCAATACTTGTACATATTCTCCATTAGCAGTTAGTACAGTCTTAGCTGGGAATACTTTAGACCAGTAATCAGTTGGATTCACAATTAGGACCACATCAGAAGGATTCACATTACGATAAATCGGATCATCTACACCTTCGATATTGAATTTTGATAGTCGTGCCATCAAACCTCCCATAGTTGCAGCATCTAAAGCTGTAATAGGTTCTGCTGTTTTTTCAGCATATTCTCCGCTAGTTTGTTTACTCATATCACGCATCATTCCGACTGGCATATCTTTACCAGTACCATCAACAATTGCTTGTTCTAATGCAATTCTCAATGATTCTACTAAAACAGTACGGACATAACGATCTAACCATACTGGACCTAAGTCAAGCATTGCCTTACATACAGGAATATAACCTGATAGCTTGAACTGCTTCATGTTAATTACGTCAAAGCCATTATCTAAAACTTTTTTAACAGCTTCGCAAAGCTTACCCCACCATGCTGGATTGACTCCGCGTGACACAATCCATTCTGTTACACCAGTTGTGTTAACAAAAGTAATTTTTTGCAATAGTGGATGAGATTGTTCTAAATCTTCAAATACACGTTCAAATACAGTAGCTGGCACTAATTCTTCGACCCCTGCAAAACCTTCGTTTTTCACTACTTCGTTATAGAATTTTGTTTCTTGTGTAGTTAATACACGCTGACCACGGTTCATTAATACTAATTGATCTTGATTTTTTGCTGTTGCTTCTTCTAAAATTTTATCCTGAATTTCCTTAGATAAGCTTACCATAGCTGCGCTAAAAGATTCTTCGTTACCATCTTTAAAAGCTTTCATCAATTGGTCGCTTGCAGCTGTTACACCTTTTAAATTTTTAACTGTCATTATTTTGCATCTCCTTGTCCAAATGTTTTATTTAATGCTGCTGTAAATGCAGCAATTTTTTCTGCTCTTTTTTCTTCAACGTCATTCAAAATTTCTTCAACGCTTTGTTCTTTCTTAGCTTCAGTACCTATGCTGTTTTCTGCATCGATAATTTCATCGACCAATCCATAACTCAAAGCTGTTTCTGCATCCATAAACGATTCTTTTTCAAGAAGTTCTTGCAATGCTTCATCTGTGCCATTGAATCGTGTTTTATATGAAGCCTTTACCGATTTATCAATTGATTCCAGTTGGTCAGCAATCGTGCGAAAATCATCGACATTTCCTTCTCCGTATGTGGAAGCGCGGTGAATCATCAATTGCGCATTGTTGTAAATTTTTACAGTATCGCCAGCCATTGCGATAATTGAAGCAGCACTAGCGGCTAATCCGTTAATCACAACGTTGATTTTTGCTTTATTTGACTTAAGTAAGTTCCCAATAGCAATCCCTTGAAATACGTCTCCACCGTTTGAATTAATTACTACTTCAATTTCTTCTTGATCACCTAGACTATCCAAAATATTTTTGATTCCCTTGTCAGTATTCCCTTCAAAGAACCAACTAGAACCAATAAATCCCTGAATAAAAATTTGCGGTACTGTGCCTTCATTCTTCACTGCTAGAAATGTTTTCATTGTCGTCATTCGCCTCACCTCCTTTCGATACTTGTTGGTTGTTTTTAGTTATAAATATTTCATCTGCCATCGCCTTATCAGAGCGATCATTTCCAACGCGTTCTCTTCCTTCGTTGATTGTAAATACCCCATTTCTAATGCCTACATCAATAGCGTCAACCAAATCTTTGAAGCTAGTAATCTTGATCATAGTTGTATCAACACGCACAAAATTCCCTGACAAGTATTCTTCTGCTTCATAGAGACTAGCGTTAAACGCATCCTGAATAAGTTCAGCAATTGGAATGATTTCGAACATTAAAAAAGCGTCCACTTGATCCGATAACCCACTCATGTCTCCCTTTAGTAGGTTTTTCGGAACGTGAAACGCTGCTGCTGTCATCTCAAAGATGTCGTCTATTAAGTTTTTTATATCTCTTGAATTGCTTTGAAAGTTTCCGCTGAAATCTTCTAATGTGTACTCATTTTGTAATTGAAATACCGCACCTGCATTATCAGCTTCCATAAAAGCCTTAAATTGTGATGTCATCATTTTATTGATTTGATCTTGTGTTGTATTGTCTTGCGATCGGAATAAATTCCCTTTCAGCACGTATCTGCGAGCGTTAGAACGCTTGTAAACATTCATAGCACTAGAAATGAGTTTCCCATACGCTTGATAATACGCATCGACTAGTTGCCTAATTTGTTGATCTGCGTATTTTATATAGATAACATCACTTTCTAGAAATTCTCTATCAAGGACTATGTTGTTAATTTGCACTTGAGAAAACACATCATCTTTTAATGCATACTCTGTGACATCCCAACTATCCGCAATAAATATTTCGCTAGAATTATTAGACGGAGAAACGATCAATACTTCATTGTAGAATATTAATCTCCTGATTAGCTTTTTTCTAAATTCTGTTGCATTGTTTTTCTTATTAGGAGCTACATTCAGCCTATAGTAAAGATCATTCTTTTTATTCTTTCCATCTTCATATGACTTGAATTCCGCTTTACTCATCGCATTTGCAATCAAGTCGATACAAGTTTCAATCGCAAATTTTCGATACACAAAATCAACTTGCAATTTACAAAAGTATTCTTCTAAAGGAACCGTTGCTTTTTTTGTGAAGTATCCTACCGCCTTTTGAAAAATCCCCACTTTCTCACCTCCTTTCAAGTTAGAATACTAGAGGAGTAAATCCAGTTCCTGCATTTTCTACTGAACTATTTGTGACTGTTACAGGAGCAGAATCATAAATATCATCTAAAAAATTCAAACCATGAAGGAATGAAAAAAAGCCATCCGTTTTTCTAGTTTCAGGTTCTATTTTTTCATAGCGTATATTCCCATTAGAAATATGCTCTTCATAAACATTCATGCAATACCAACGCATAATCGCATCGCCACCAAAATATAAACGTTGATTAATAAAAAGGTCATCAACTAGATCTTTTAACATACCATGTGTAACAGATCCGCTTCGAACAATTTCCACAGTAAAACCTGCTTCTTCTAAAGCGGGCTTCAATATTTTTGCACGGTACATATCCATAGCGATTTTTTTAATGTAATATTTATTACTCATTTCAAGAAACCAACCTACAATATAATCAGCTTCTATATTTTTTCCATGAACGATCTGTGATTTTCCTTGATCTATAGAAATATCTATAACCTCTCGTTTGATGTTTTGTAATCGAAGGGCTGATTCGTGGATAAAAGTATGTTGTGTAAAATAAACATCTTTATCATATTTTCCTAGCAACCCAACGCTGGCAAAATCTCGTCTATCAGCAAAATCGACTGTTCCTATCACTTCATCCATTTTTTCAGGAAATTCTTTTTCTTTCGTATGCAGAACATCATCATATGAAGCGACAGCAAATCGTGTATCTTCCATAGGTCTGTTCATTCGTTTTGTCATGAACGTAAGTCTTAAACCAGCATTACGTTGCATTTGAGAGTATTCTTGAAACATTTTCCGTTTTAAATCTGCATTGTAATTAATAGTTGGACAAGCTTTTTCCCACATGTCGGGATCATCAACTTCATTATCGTTATCCAAGCGACAAATAAATGGAAACAAACTAGAAAATTCTGCTCCATCCTTGTCAATTCCAAGTTCTCCAGAAAGAATCATTTTTGATTCTTCTATAATGTCATCAAGCGGACCACCACGAACATGACCATTAGTTGTATCATAAAATTCTCTATAATCTCGAATTTTACCACCACCAGAAGTAGCCACATTTATCATTGAATAATCTTCATTTTCGTGAATTTCATCAAAGCGGTTTGCACCTGGTCGCTTCCCGTCTTTTGTTCTAGCGTTTGCCGTGTTATAACGAAGTTTGCTATTTGTAGCGATATTTTGAATAACTTCCTTCGTAGCTTTAAATACTTTTTTATCTAAATCAGGATGATCTTTAATTACTTTAAATACATCATCAAAACTAGTCTTTGCTTGGCTTTCATTATTGGCATAGATATCAATATCATAATTTTTAATACCGTGTTTTGCAGTCAGCAAGAAAAAATTGTTCCAAGAAGCAAAACCAGTTTTACCATTACCACGTCCCATTAATGAAAGATATCTATTGAACACTAATGTTTTATCTTTTTTCCATCGGACTCCATAAATAAAACATTGTAGAAATTTTTCCCACGGAATTAATTCAAATGGAAAGTATTGTGCTGGAATATTGATTGAATCCTCTACCATTTGCTTATCGAAGTAAATATCTTCTCTAGTAAAGACTCTTTCTTCTAGATACTTTTTTAGCAATAATTGCTCTTTGCATACCTTGATAGTGCCTTCTTCTATAGCTTTGAACCAATTTTCAATATGCTTATAACTCAGGAATTGATTCATTTGCTTCACCTACCAATTCAGGAGTAATGGCAAGTTTATCCAACATCAATCCCATTTGTTTATTGACAGAAACAAGCAACGCTACTGATTCATTCTTTTTACCATTCTCCAATCTAATGCCGTTCTCGGATATATCTTCTTCCAGTGATATCGCCGTTTCCCATAAACTGATATAACGATCAACATTATCTAAGAATGGCTCAATATTTGTTTTCTGACTTTCCAATTGGCTTATTAAAGAGCGGCGTAATTTTTCTCTGTAGCGATTTTGAGACAATTCGTTTTTAAACATTCTAGCCCTCCTTTCATGATAAAGTTCGAAAAAATATTTTTTCCTGACAGCCCCCTCCGTTTCATCACCCCCAAAAAATTTGCGATTTATTTTAAGGGGGGGTTATCTCACCATCGGAATGAAAGCTTCAGCGAAGTCAATGTAATAATTAATCTCTTCAATGTCATATCCAAAAACATTTTTTATTCTTTCAACGTTATTATCTTTATTCAATGCTTCTCTTACTTGATTCACTTTGTATTTGCTGCAACAGTTATCTGATAACAGATCCCTAATACCTACATAGCGAACGTATATCAAACGTTTAATTAATCCCTGAGTATAAGATGAATACTCTTCAATCTTTTCTGTATCATACTCTCTGCCATTGTCATTGATGATCATGCACTTACCACCTTTCACTTGCATCGAAGTTAGCAAAGCTTTCTATCTTCTTCTCTTGTTTATCCAATGCTGTAAGATATCTGCCATGAACTTCATTATGATGTTCAACACATAAACAAATAAGATTATCTAAATCTAAAGCTAAGTCAGGTCTATCCTTGACTTCCTTTATATGATGAACGTTTTCTACTCTATGATACTTACCTAGTCTTCTACACTCTTGGCATTCATAGTGATCTCGTTTCATCGCTTTCTCTCTAAGCCTGCGCCATTTAGGAGACTGATAGAACTTAACTAAACGATCTTCTCTTATCAACTGTAATAGCCATCTATAGAATTCCTCGGTCATATTCCGTCTACTTTCGCAATCTTATTTAATGCTTAGCTATTCTTTTGCCATACAATGGAATAACTTCATTGCTTTCCTTTCGTTTGTATGTATCGCTCTTTATTGGTCTTCTATACTTTCGTACTATCTCACCGTTACCGTTTTGTACAGTGATTACTTCATATTTCTGTTCTAAGTATTGTGGTCTATACATTGTCGTACCTCCTTTGTGCAAATAAAAAGACCACTCAACGAGTGATCTCATATGTAGTAATAAACAGCAATCAGTCAACAAATAAACTGTGAATATTTAGAGTTTTTATTTTTGATTGACATCTAATCAAAATAATAAAAGACTTCAATGGAAGTCTTTTAGGTAATGTTTAATGTTGATTAATGTAACGTAATCCTTTTTCTGTTATTGCACATCCTGCTAGGCTAATATAAACATTCGCGCCTCTTGTTGGCTTAGTAATATACCCTTCGTTGTATAATTTGCCAAGGATAACATCATATTCCTCTGGACTTAACCCCAAAGCTTCCTTTGTAACATCTTTCCCATTTTTAATTTTTGTTAAGATTAATTTTTCCATTTTATTCACCTCCTTATTTATTAATTATACAATACAAATTTAGATCTGTGTGACGTTCTCAAACATCAAAATAATCACTCATATAAAAGGCATCTCTATATACTAACAACCTAAATAGCCTTGACTTCTGGCTCTCCTCTAAACCCACATTAGTTGCTAAAATCACTGCAAGAAATCAAGCTTTAAAGAACTAAACAAAGTTGTAGGAATAGGACTCATCCATAGCGTCTAGCCTTTTCGACACATCGACATCATCATATTGTGAATAAGTGTACATAGTGTATAATTTTAATTATCAGCGAGTGGTCCGCTGAAATAGACGAAAGGAGCTATTCATATGCCATATTACATTGCTAACCAAAATCAAGATGACAAAGGTCGCCACGAGGTGCACCAAAGTACATGTCATCGTCTCCCTGAGAAAAAGAACCAAGTAGAGTTCGGTTACTATTCTAACTGTACAGAAGCAATACGAGCAATCAAAACATTAAATCCTTCTTCAGAATTTGATGGCTGTTACTACTGTTGCCCTAATTGCCACAGAGGTTGATTACCATGAGGAGCAGTTTCATCTGCTTCTCTATTTTTTTGTACAATTGATCTGTACTTTTCTACTGAATGATACTCAATTACTTGTTCCAAATGTTTTTTATACTCTTTACATACAGCTTCTTTTTGGATCAAATCTAAACGTTGTTGCTCAATAATATCAATCAACCGTTTTCGATCCATACCTTGATACTTTATTTGTTCGACTTGGTCACTAGCCTTGTTGAGCAGTTCTTTTAGTTCAGTCAAATCTAATTTGAAAGTTGCTTTGATTTCTTTATCCATTCGTTTTTCCTCCAATACATAAATTAATAGACAGCAACGGATGATAGATAATAAGAACAATTTAGAAGGAGTTAAAATTCACATCCTTATTCTTAATATTTCCGCTGCTGTCTATCGAAGCTTAATTGTGAAACAATAATAAAACGATGTTCCTTTTATTATTATTTTGTCTCAGACCTATCACTAATCTTTCGACACTACCATAATATCACTGGTAAATAGCTAAAAACCGCCATCATTCCGCCAAAAAACCGCCAAATTATTTATAAGCAATTATTCTTCCGTGTTTATATGCTTCTGCAAACTCTATTAGAGCTTCCGACTTCATCCGTTGTAT